GCCTGCCGCCGCAACGTCTCGCCACAGCGTCGGGCCCGCGCTCAGGATCAGGCATCGCCCGCCCTCATCGCCGCGGTAGTGATCCGTCACCCAGCCGCTCAGTCCGACCAGGCCCCAAGGCTTCGGCTGGCCGGGAAAGAACATGACGCGCAAATCGTCGTTGTAGCGGCTGCCCCACCACGCGACGCCATCGGCCGCCGTCCACGTCGCCTCGCCCCAACCCAGGACATGGCTTAGCCAGCTCTGATCCGAGCCAAGAAACCGCGCCCCCGCGACGATCGCCTCGGCCTCGCTGAAACGCTCGTATACCTGCGGCCTCGCCCCGGCCGTCAGCATCTGCATCGACCCGTTGTAGGGCCGCGCCGCATTTGTGCCCGCGTAGAGCACCACGTCCTCGGGCCGGTCCAGTAGCGAATCGAGCGAGCCCGCGATGACGCAATCCACGTCCATCGAGACGATCCGCTCGCCGCCGAACACCTCGGCCGCGTCGCGACGCCAGAGCGCCAGCCGGCGGAAGCAGTTGGGCAGCGGGCCGCTCCACGTCGGCGTTTCGATGCCCACGAAGTCCCCAGGCGGTGCTATGATCTCCACGCTGGGGTCGATGCCCAATGGCGTGTCGGTCACGCAGGCGAGAGTGTGGGGTAAGGTCAGGTGACGACGCACTTGCGCCGCGAAGATGTTAACGTGTCCGGCCGTGTAGGCGGTCCTGCCGCCGGGTTGTGACCACAACCAACAGAGGATGCGCAGGGTCAAGGCTGACCGCCTAGCGCCTCGACCATCCCGCGCAACTCGACCATGCGCGCATTCATCGCTTTTCCATAGGAGAACCCGGCCCACGCCAGATCCTGAAACAGCCGCCGCTGCGGCTCTGGCAGCGCCTCGGCCTGCCGGTGAATCTCGCGCATCGTCTCGCAGATCGTCAGCCGCCCCGACCGATGCTGCGGGTTGATCTGGTATTTCCGCTGCGGACGCATGGCGAACGTCGCCTCGGCGAAGGTCATGCCCGCAGGCACGTCGCCCAGGTTGGTGACCATACGCTCGCTCGCGTGAGCCATGCTCAGGAGGCCGCCTCGGCTTCCTCGATCCGCTTCGCCAGCGTCGCGTCGCTCCACCGCTTGTCCAGCGTGAGCCCGACCGACTTCGCGCGCTCGAGCAGCGCGTCACGCGGCGTCACGACGAGACCGGCAGGCGGCGGCGGCACGACGGCAGGCTCGCGCTCGGCATAGCGAACCGCACGGCCAAGAGCGATCAGCACCTTCGCATCGCGCGCGCCGATATCGAAAACGTCGCCGGCGCGGATCGCCCGCGTGCTGTAACGGAACGACTTGATCGCGGTCAGCCGTTTCTTCATCGCGCGTATCCTTCCGCGTGGTGGACGGGGCGGCCGAAACCGCCCCGCTCAGGATCAGGAGGCGCCGATGCCCCAGGTCACGCCGGTGATCAGCGCGACCGCGGTCGGGCGGCGACGCATCCAGTTGACGGTGCGCTCGGCCAGGAAACCGACCGAGTTCGTCTGCCAGAGCGAGACGAGATCGGTCGCCACCGGCGTCGCCGACACGGTGTCGTTGGTCGGGTTGTCCATCATCTGAAGCGACGCCTCGGTGGAGATGTCGATCGTCACGCCGCCCTCGTCGCCGACGTAGATGTCCGCGGCGTTGATCAGCGCGACATACTCGCCGACATACTGCGAGGTGATGACCGGCAGGCCGAAGAAGACGCCGCCGTTCATCGTCAGGCCCGGATACTCCTTCTGGCCGAGGGCGTTCTTCAGCCCGGACAGATAGAGCGCCGTCAGCGCCGACATGACCCACACGCCGGAGCTGAGGTCGTTGTTCGCGGCGATGAACTTGCCGATGGCCGCCTGCGCGTCGGCGTCGATCGCGTCGATGTCCTGACCGCCCGAGGCGAACGCATTGCCGCTCAGGCCGTTGGTGATCGACGCCGGGGAGACGCCCGCCGAGCCCGAGTTGGTCGGGTCGATGAACGACTGGTCCTGCCGCTTGGCGATGGCGTTCACCAGGCTGTCGCGGATCAGCGCCTCGCCCGAGGGCGAACTGTCGCGAAGCTGCTCCATGGTCGCCACGGAGATCGTCGCCACCTTCAGCGGCGCCATCTCGGTGCGGATCCAGCTCGCCTTGGTCAGCGGCTTGGGCTTGCCCTCGCCGACCCAGTAGGCCGCGCTCTCGGTCGCCTCGGTGATCAGCGGGACGCGGAACGGGATGCGGGTCACGCCCGGAATGCCGTTCTGCCCGAACCGGCCGAGGATCGTGCGGGGGCGCAGGTACTCGACGAAATCAGCCC